AATTATTGCTCAAGTTGAAGTAGAGATTGGTGGTCAACGAATTGATCGTCAATATGGTGACTGGATGCACATCTGGAACCAACTTACCATGACTGCTGAGCAACAGCGTGGATACTTCAAGATGATTGGTAATACTACCCAGCTTACCTTCATCACGGACCCCTCTTTCTCTGAGGTGGATGGTCCTTGCGACTCCTTGGCTCCTCGTCAAGTGTGCGCCCCCCGTAACGCTCTTCCTGAGACTACTCTTTATGTGCCTCTCCAATTTTGGTTTTGCACAAACCCAGGACTTGCGTTGCCCCTTATCGCCTTAAAATCTGCAGGGCAGAAAAGCACCCAGCCTAAAACAGCAAAATTATGTTTTGGGAAAAATCTGTTTGAGAATTTGCATAAATCTCAGGTGCTAGTTGCGTGTTATTACATTGGATTGATAAATCACCGATTATTCAGTGACTTATCAATCCAAGTAAACACGCAGCAACAAGACCAAATTGCGGGAAGTTCCCAAAGATGTAAAAATAATTTTTTATTCCACCTGGAAGGAAAGGTTCGGAAAACCGTAGGTTTTCTGATTTAATAAAATTTTATGGGCTACCAAGCTGTAAATGAAAGTTTGCAGTGGCTGAGAAAACAACCTCAGGTATGGTAAAAACGCCACATATGAAGATTTGTCCTAATGATCAGGATAAATTTGAAATGGATAATCCGCAGCCAAGCTACTAACTCCGCCGTCAAATAGGTTTGACATTAGGATATGTAGAAGGTTCAACGACTAAACGGTTTTGGGTCTGAAAGAATTAAAAACTCTTGATGATGGCTTAAGATATAGTCTACTCCCTATAACAAAAAATACACCGAAAGGTGGGGTAAACCGTGATGTGCAGTATCACGAAGTTAAAATTAATTTAGATATCCGTCCTATTGATGAGTGCTTGTGGGCTGTTACCACTTTGAGCTGCAATTCAGGTGCTCTTGGTGTTGATGGTAAAGTGACCTCTGCTGGTCAGTATGCTCCTGGTCGTCCTGTGCCTGCTGCGATTGCTTACAATCAGTCACTTGTAGCTGCCTCTTTGTATGTTGACTATGTGTTTTTGGACACGGATGAGCGCAGACGTTTCGCGCAAAATCCTCATGAATATTTGATCTCTCAGCTCCAGTTCACGGGTGACGAGAGCGTTGGATCTTCTTCGAACAAAATAAAGCTCAACTTCAATCACCCCGTGAAGGAGCTTATCTGGGTTGTGCAACCCGATCAAAATGTAGATTATTGCTCATCTTTGGTGTGCGATGCTCTTTTGTTCAAGGTTCTTGGTGCTCAGCCTTTCAACTACACGGATGCGATTGATGCTCTTCCTAATGCTATCCATGCTTTCGGCGGACCTGCCTCAGTTGCTGCTGATAGCCGCGCTTTTATCGATGCTCGTGGTCTTTTCGAGGATGCCGGTGCGGTCGACTATGCCATTCCTACTGGTTTCACTGGATACTGGCACGGACCCAACAATCCTTACAATGAGGCTAACATGGGAGGCCCTGCTGTTCCTCAGGCTGATAATACCGGTCTTGACCCCGCTATCCTTGCTCAACTCAAAGATTTGTCTACATCAGGTCACATGGAGAACTCTACTGTCTCTGATGCCGGCACCTTCGTGATGACTGAGACCTCTTTGGACTTGCATTGTTGGGGCCAAAACCCCGTTGTGACTGCCAAGTTGCAGCTCAATGGTCAAGATCGTTTCTCTGAGCGTGAAGGATCTTACTTCTCTTGGGTCCAGCCTTTCCAGGCGCACACTCGATGCCCTGATGAGGGTATTAACGTGTATTCGTTTGCTTTGAGACCTGAGGAGCATCAGCCAAGCGGAACGTGTAACTTCTCGCGTATAGATAACGCGACCTTACAATTGGTTCTTTCTAACGCCACAGTTGAGGGAACAAAAACCGCCAAGGTGCGTGTTTATGCTACAAATTATAACGTAAAAATTCTTAGTGCGTTGAAAAGTTACCTACAAAGACAAAGTGAGCTCTTGTCTTTGATCAAAATAGTTAAGCACTCACAAAATATGCTAGTAGCTAGTGGAATTGCTTGTTTTTGACTAAACAAAATTCTGCAAAATACCTTGTTGTTCGAGAAACCCCTTAGAGCCTTTTATACCAAGTGCTATTCCGAAAGGAATGCATGGCGGAGATTAAACTCCGGTACGGTAATAATTAAAAGGATTGGGCAACTCGCATGCTTACTACCTAAATCCGCTATGATAGGATATGGTAGGGCGTCAGAGACTGAACGGGTGTTGGCTGTCGATGAAGGATTAACCATCTGGAGACGGCTTGAGATACAGTCCATCCACTAGGGAAACTTAGTGGGATCATAATTGGCTAAGAATTATGTCGGGTATGGGGGGTCTTAACCTATTGCGCAAGCGATTAACCAGGACCGAAAAGCAGTATGCTATAGTAAAGCGACCACTTACTATAGAAAACCATTTATGCCGTCGCAAAAATAACCCAAGGCTAACTGCTAGTGATACTATTAAGATAGTATTGCGACATATCTTGTTGTTCGGGGAACCCCTTATAGCTTTTTCTACCAAGTGCTATTCCGAAAGGAACGCATGGCTGAGAGTAATTAACTCAGGTATGGTAATAATGAAAAAGATTGGGCAATCCGCATGCTTACTACCTAAATCCGCTATGATAGGATATGGTAGGGCGTCAGAGACTGAACGGATGTGGGTCAGCAATGAAGGTCTAATCAACCTGAGCTGGTCTAAGATACAGTCCTCCCCATCTGGAAACTTATGGGAATCAGAGTGCTTATTCAAATTAAGCGCAATGTGTTACAAGTTACATTTTTATTTGTGTTACAATAATTACAAAAAAAATGAATTAAAAATTCATAATATAAATATTACATTATGAATAATACAATGAATTTCGAAGAAACTAAAAAGTATATTGAAGATAACTTAATGTAGTTAAAATAAACAACTTAAAGACATGTAAAGTATATATATACAGAGAATGGAAATAGTAAAGGCATTTAATACAAACAGTTTACATACTGAGATTGTTATAAGAGGAACCCATGAAGACCCATTATTTCGGGCAAGTGATATAGGGGTAGTATTAGATATAGCAAATATTAGAACATCTATTCAACATTTTGATGATACTGAAAGACATGTCCATACTATGGACACGTCTACAGGACCAAAACAAGTAACTTTTCTTACTGAAAAGGGGTTATATAAGGTATTATTTAAGTCTAGAAAACCTATTGCCGAAAAATTTCAAAATTGGGTATGTGAAGTAATTAAGGAACTGCGTTTAAAAGGAGCGTATGATCTAAAACAACAACTAGAACAAGCAAAAGAAGAAATATTGCAAGTAGAAGATAAAAGTAAAAAAGAATATGATCTACAATTAGCCAAAGAAAAGATTTTAGAAAGAGAAAAAATACTATTAAAAGAATTTGAAACAATAGGTGCTATTTTTTATATTATTAAAGTAAAATCATTTGAAAATGGACAATATATTGTTAAGGTAGGAGAAAGTCGTGTTGGAATTTTAGCACGATATAAAGAACATAAAAGTAAACATGACGAATGTTTATTACTTGACTGTTTCTTAGTTAATAGAAGTAAAGATTTTGAAACGTTTATAAAAGATCATGACCATATTAGACCAAGCAAAGTAACTGATTTACCTGGTCATGAAACAGAATTAGAATTGTTTTTAATTGGTAAAAATCTCTCATATAAAACGTTATTAAGCACAGTAGATAAAAATATTAAATATTTTAATAATAAAAATAATGAAGTCAAAAAGTTAGAACTTGAGTTAGAAATTTTAAAGATCAAACAAAACTCTAATATTGTATCTGACATTTCAAGCGACCAATTGAATAAAATGGATGATATTTTAAAAATGATGATGAATAAAATAGATAATTTAGAACAGGTAAACAAGGAAATTTTAGATAAACTAAACGCATCTCAATCAAAATTAGTGACTGGTTTTAATCAACAAAATCCTCACTTAGGACCTCGATTACAAAAAATCAATCCAGAGACATTGCTTCTGATTAAAGTATATGAAACTGTAACTGAGTGTATGAATGAAAATACAATTATTAAAAGACCAAGCATTAATAAAGCAATTCAAGAAAATACAATATACTGCGGGTTTAGATGGTTGTTAGTTGAGCGAAATTTAGATCCAAATATTATTCAGAGTATTGAACCAACTAAACAAACAATGTCTCAAAATTTAGGATATATTGCGAAATTAAATATAGACAAATCTGAAATAATCAATGTATATTTGGATAGAAAAACAGCAGCTGTAAAAAATGGATACGCTTCATCAGCTGGATTAGATCATGTAGTTAAAAATTTTACATTATCTAAAGGATATTATTATATATTATATGACAGTTGTGAAGATGAATTAAAGGACAATTTTGTTATTAAAAATGATAATCAAGAACCAATTCTATACAAAAATGGTATTGGTCAATTTGATGTAGAAAACAATTTGATCAAAGAATTTATATGCAAATATGATTGTATTAAATCATTTCATATAAGCGAAAAAACACTACAAAAAGCACTTGATAACCAGGTGTCATACAATGGTCACATGTTTAAATATTTGGAGCCGAAAATTTGCTGTTTGTAACTAAATACTAATAATTAATCTAATTATATAATTTATATCACTATTTATGAATTACTTATTTAACATTATAATGTAAAGTGTGTATAATTATTATTAAAGCATACTCATAATATTGTCAATTGTGTATGATTAACAATATTAAACAACTTAAAGACAATACATCTTTATATATTATAAACAGATGGACATATTGAAAGCATTTTCTCTTTTAGATACAGAGTATCAAATAAATATTCAAGGCACTCTTGAAGACCCATTGTTTCAAGCAAATCAAATTGGAAAATTATTGGGAATTAGTAATATACGAGAAAATTTAAGAGATTTTTCAGAGAATGAAAAGGGTGTAGGTTTAACTGACACCCTTGGTGGAAAACAAGAGACTATTTTTCTTACTGAATATGGTCTTTATAGATTATTAGGACGATCAAGAAAACCTATTGCTCATAAATTTCAAGAATGGATGGTTTCTATTTTAAAGGAAATTCGGATAAATGGAATATATAAATTGCAACAAGATAAAGAAATAGATAAACAATTATATCAACATAAATGTGAATTATCAACTCATAAAACATTATTAAAGGCATATGACAAGAAAAATTTAGTTTATATTTGTAAATTAAAAAAGGTAGATGATAAATTTATTATAAAAATAGGTTCTACTCAGGATATTAAAGAACGACTTCCTAATATTTCAAAATCATTTGATTGTCAAGAACCTTTATTATTAGATATTTTTGAGAACAACAATTATAAAAAATTTGAGAGAAAAATACACCATAATCCTAATATTTCACAGTATTATGAAAAAATAATTAAAAAGGATGGAACTGTTTCTAGAGAAACATATTTAATAAATGAAGAAACTTATCATATATTTATTAATATAATTAATCAAATTAAGGTTGAATTTACACCAATAGATAGTAAAGAAATTGAAGAACTCAAAATAATACAACATGATAAACAAATAAAATTATCAGAATTAAAATTACAACAACTACAAATTGAACTTGAAATGAAGAAGGTAGAATTAGAATTACAAAAATATAATTCTGTGAATTTCGATATTGAAGGTGATGAAACAGAAGAAAATGATAGTGATAGTGATAGTTCTGATACAGATGAAGAAATACAAGATGAAATAACTGTTAAAGAAGAGCCAAATTACATCAAACCACGAGTTAATGGTGCAAAAATACCAAAAATATATCAATATAATCCAGATGATCTTAAAAATCCAATTAATATTTACGATAGTCCGTCAGAATTAGAAAGAAAACTAAATTATATTTCCTTACCTGCATTAAAACGCGCGTCTCAAAATAATACAATTTACAAAAATTATCGTTGGTTATATGTAAAACGGGTAGAACAACCTCCAGAACAAATTAGTGATACAATTGTAACAAAATTTAAATCTCCAGAAATACGATTTATTGCTATGATTGATATCAAAAAAACTAAAATATTAGCTGTTTATGCATCACAAAAAGAAGCCGTAGAAGCCAGAAATATGAAATGTAATAGTTTTACTAGAGCAATTCAACAACAGCATATTTCAAGTGGTCATTATTGGAACTTTTTCGATGATTGTTCTAATGAAATGAAAACAGAATATTTCAAAAATAATGTGTTACCAGAAAAATTACTGAGCCCAATTGGTGTTAAAATCCAAAAAATAGATCCTATTACAAAAAATGTAATTGCTGTATATAATACAAAAAGAGATATAGTAAAAAAATATCAAATTTCTTATATTAAACTAAACCAATTAATAAGTAATGATCATACAGATGAAATATATAATGGATTTATTTGGAAGTCAATTTAAAACAACTTAAAGACAAGAGTATATACTACTATATACAATGATCAAATCAGAACAAACTATTATTGAAAGGGACAACGAAATACATTTAAACAAATTTAAATTGGCACCACCAAGTGCGTCTTACATTGCCGGATTAATTGACGGAGATGGATGTATTTTTATTCGAAAAATTGCAGATGGATATCAGTCAGGAATAAGTGTCGCTCAGTGTCGAACAAATGTATTACAAATAATTCGTTATCATTTTGGAGGCAGTATAACTGCTTGTTCGACCAGAAATAATAAAACAGTAGATATACTAGATACTTTTTGGGATCCAGAAACAATACATAAGCATAATGTAAGAAATCAATATAATCTTTTAATTAGAAGTAATGAGTATAAATTATTGCTTGATTATATTAAAGACAGTTTTGTTGTAAAACATGATAGAATAATGTGTTTATATGAAATGAATAAACTAGTACATATTTCAAATAAAACAGATGAAAAAGAAAACTTACATTTATTATGTTCATCCAATGCAATTTTAAAAGATGAACATTTAACAAAAATAAATGTAGAATATATTCAAGGATTATTTGACGCTGAAGGATGTATTTATATTGATAAAAATACACATAAATTTCACGTTTCAATTTCTCAAAAAAATCATCCTCGATTGTTATTAGAAATACAACATTTTTTTGGATTTGGAAAAGTTTATAATTTTAATTTTTGTATTAATAAAAAATCAGATTGTTTTAAATTTATTGAGCTAATAAAACCTGGTGTTATTGTAAAATATAATCAGGTTATCGCATTTGAAACCTTTTTAAATACATCCGATCCTATTATTAAAAATGAAATGTATAAAATTTGCAATAAAGAAAAACATAAAATAGAATATTTTAGTGATTTAAATCAGAATGAAATTGGGAAAGAAGGATTTCAAGAAATTATAGATTTAAAGAATAAAAAAGAAATAGTTTGTAAGGAAATCAATTTAAAACAAGTTTATAAAGAAAAATCTGAAAAAATCACTGGATCAGGTAATCATAATTTTGGTAAAGAATTTTCAGAAGAGCACAAGAAAAAAATGTCGGATGCAATTCGTGACGCCAAAGGAGGAGTTAGTGATGAAACTATTTTAGAAGTTAGAAAACTGGTTAATGAAGGAAAGACAAATATTGAGATACAAAATTTATTACAATTATCAAGACATAATGTAACAAGAATTAAATGCGGGAATATTATTTGTAGAACAGAAGAAAAGACGATTAAAGACAAAACAACACAGGAAGATCGTAATATTGCCAAACGTAAAATTGCTTTAGATGAAATATTTATTGTAATTGATAAATTAATTAAAAATGAAAAACCTACAGTAATATTAGATTTTTTAAATGATAGAAGACATAGTTATAAAAATTATGATTATTTAAATGTCGATATTATAAAAAATATTAAACGAAATATTAGTCAACATCCGTGTAAGTTGCCATTTTATCAATCAGAAATATCTATAGAAGATTACGAATATTATAAACATGCGATTGAAGAATATTATATTGCATCAAATAAAATCTGATAGAAGAGCTATGGTTTATAAATTTCATAATACAAAATGAGATACATATGTTTAAATATTTGACAGCTAAAGTTTATTGTATGTAAAGTATACAATAAACTACAAATTTAGTATTTTAATATAAATACTTATATTATAGTATAGTAAAATGGATAAATATGCTCAATTAAGAGAAATAATAGATACAACTGATAAACAACCAACAATTGTTGATCCTGCCAGTAATTTTGTAGTAGTTACTTATTGGTGGGGAAGAGGAAATTTAAATAATAATACAGCAAGACCATGCATATCATTTTACGAAGATTTTATTAATCGAATTACTAAAGCCGTTATGGATTTATTAATCGCTTCAGATAATAAAGGACCTACGGCTTTAGCTGAAGCAAAATCTGAATTAGAATATTTGGTTACTACTAAAAAATGGTTTGGTAAAGTTATATCAAGAAAAAGTAATGAATATATGAATCAAATATATGAATATGTAGGATTAAGATCTACAGATTCAAATAAATTGCAACAAACACTTGAAAGGTTAAAAGAATTAAACAAAATACCAAAAGAATTAGAATTTAAAGAAGAACCTAATGTATTTTTTTACATGTTATTTATAGCAAGAGAATTTGTAAAATTAAATAAAATAAAAATAATCGAATTATTTGAAAATTATAAAAGAGGAAAAGAACTTAAATCTAAGTTTTTATTAAATAATATAGCCCCTCTTGAAAATGAAAATAAAGAAACAGATTTTAATAAAGAAATTAAAGACATAAATGAAGCTAATCAAAAAATCAAAAATGACATTAAAATATCTTGGACTAAAACTAAAAATACATATGTACAAAATCCTAAAGATATCGACAGGCAAAATGCTATAGTTGTTAATCCAGGAAATCCTCCTCAAAAATCATTGTCAGATGCATTAAATGCAATATATATCGATCAATCCATACAAAATAAAACTATAAATGAATTATTAGTTGAGAACTTAAGATATTTAAATCCATTAAATTTTGAAACGATGATAGAAAAATGGGAAGCAGCATGTCGTCAAAATGGTTGTAATTTTTTATCAATTGAATATCCAGAATTTGCTGAACCTGGTGGTTATCAAATGGCTATTAATGCGAAGCCATTATTCATAGAAAAAGCTCTCCGATTATGTGGTGGTAAAAATGTATTGTATATTGACGGTGACATGTATATTAGAAAAAAACCTACTATTTTTGAATTGACCGATGTAGATTTTATGGCAAGAGGTTGGTGGATGGATCCTCGTTCAAGTTATAAAATGGATGAAAGTATTACATATGATCCTTATACTTTTGAAACATCAGGAGGGACGATGTTTTTTTCAAGATCGTTTGAATCTAACATGCTTTTACATACGTGGATACAGGAATCCGCTAAACCATATCAGCAAGGAAAAGCAGATGATAGAATATTATCACTTATATTTAATACAAATAAATTTTTATGTAATATGAAAATAATTCAACTACCAATTGAATATTTATGGTTATCATTAGATTATGATGAAAGAATGATGGATATTGTTTATGATTACAATAAACCAGCAATGACTGAAACTATTTTTATTGAACATCCTGAATGTCTTACAAGTGAAGATACTGCTGGAGGTGCAGGTGCTTCTAGTGATAGAAGTCCCAAATTTTATAACTTTATAGAAGATAATATCGATCCTGTATCTGAAGAATTGTATGAATTTATTATGTTTCCAGATAAAGAAATGACATATGCATTCAAAAATTATTTTGAATATATGAATAGTATTACATATTTAAATGACGGTAATCCAATATTAATATCTAAAGGATTAATTCATCCATTAGACTCTTTGATGAATGAACCCCCATTATATATCACTAATTATGATGATCGTTTTGGAAAAAGAACAAACAACGTTGAAATGGTAACACGTAAAGTTAATGGTATGAACATAAGAGATTTAAACTTCACATTGTTAAATGAAAATAGAGCTATTATTAAAGAAGGTAATGTTAGTGAGGAAATTAAAAACTGTGATATAGTTGAAATTAAAGATTTGGCTCAATTTGTTAAAGAGGAAGATGTAAATAAAAGAGATTTTTTTAAAATTATAGCCTTAATTATTCGTTTATTAAATATGGGAAAAAAAGTAATATATAATCCAATAAATGAGCCGGGATATGATCCATCTTATTATGACAAATTAAAAGGAAGAATGAATGTATATAGTCGTTTAGAAATGGTATTTGTTCCGGAATATACTGGATATGGATTTAATGGTCAATTTAGACCAAAAATTAAATTAAATCAACCAATATTTTTTAATATTGGTAATCATAAATTAATTCAATTTTTATCTATGTTTTCATCATTAAATGATTTTTCAGATTTTATTAATTATGGTTCATATCAATTTATGTCTAGTGTTAGAGTTGGATACATAACTAAACCTAGAGAAGCTCGAGGTGCACAAGCTAAAGCTAAAGGTCCTAATAAAGGCGGTGGGCCTTTTAATACTGATCAATTTGAAGAAGAATATGACAACGGCTTAGATCTTATGTATTCTTCTTCAACTGTTCCTGATGATGTTAAAACTGCAGGTCAACGTAAAAAAAGCAAAAAAACTAAAAAACTAAAAAAATATCATAAAGGCAAAAAAAGCAAAAAAAACTAATCTAATTTTATTTATTCTAATTTTATTTATCTAAAATTTGGGTTCCATTCATTCAATCCATTTAAAAACGTTTCAACAAATATTTTATTCTCATCATTTTCTTTTAAAGACAACGCATGATTTGCGTGTTCAAAATCAATTATCCATAATTTGCTATTATATTTAACGAAATTATATCCTGTTATATCAGGATAAATTATATTTTTCTCGTGCAGTAATGCAATTATATTTCTTATATTTTCAAATAATTCAGATGATATATCTGCATTATTTTCACCATAATAATCAGACACTGACATATTGTGTAACTTTTGCATATATAATATTTTATTTTTTTGTCATATTTATAAATTTTAGGTACATTAACAATACCCATATTATAAACAAGATTGTGCATTTTATACTCATGACTTTCAACATTATGTTTAATAAAACATTTATTTGATTCTAATTCAAATTCTAATTCTTCTTGAGATGACATATTCATATTTATATAAGTTATTTAAATATGAATATTTAAGTTTCAATTTTTTGTTACATAGTATCCCCAACGGGCTAACTAGGATTTATGCGTGCAATATCACCAGTGCCAGTATCTCGCACAAAAAAAATATTATTTACTATTTACTATTTACTATTTACTATTTACTATTTACTATTTACTATTTACTATTTACTATTTACTATTTACTATTTACTATTTACTATTTACT